TTGTTGAAGCAATATTAAGGAATTTACTTGCGGGATTATCCCGCGCCAGGCATGGAAAGTATGACCGAACAATTAACAAAAAATTTTAGCCGCGCTGAATTTGCCTGTAAAGGTAACAACTGCTGTGACCACAGCGCCCCGGTTCATCCGCTGCTCGTTGAAGGGCTCCAGCGGATGCGTGATGCTATTGGCAAACCTGTTACTATCGTCAGCGGCTATCGTTGCCGTATGTACAACCGGATTGTATCGGATCATATAAATTCATATCATACCATTGCAATGGCAGCAGACATCTCATGCAGCGGCATGTTCGGCGCTGAACTGGCTGAGTATGCTGAGGAGGTCGAGCAGTTCAAGGCTGGCGGAATTGGCATATACAACAATACACTTCATGTAGATGTCAGGACTAACGGTCCGGCACGATGGGATGTAACATAATGGCATCCTACGATAAAATTATCAATGATGTTGAAAAGGCCATTCTTGCGCTTATTGAAGAAAGGTTGAAGGGTACTTTTCAAATCGTTGATTTTAAACTGGAAATTAATCCGGATAAAATACTCAACCATTCCAGTATTATGGTTGCTACCGACAAAATGACATTTGACAACATTACCAACTCAGCAGACACGGTCAAGGTGACAACGCATGTTTATACAATGTGTCGCTCCGCGAAGTCGGTTAACCGCGAGGAATTCAAGCGCCATGGCGTTATGCCTATAGTTATCGGTGTTGCACGGTTGTTGAACGGTCAGGATTTCGGGATTGATATTACCCCGTTGGATCCGTTGGCTGCGACCGAAATTGTATCAGGAGCACTGGCAGAACGCGACGTTATAATGTTCGACCTCTCCCTGGGATGGGATTTTGAAATTGAAGAGACTGATTTTTCGGAAGAGGACGCTGCCGATCTGGTTGCGATCGCAAACAAGTGGATGCTTGACGGTACAGAAAAAATTGTAACTGATATGGTCAGTGTTGTATGATTGGGGATTGTGGAATGCGGATTGTGGATTGAAAAAATTAAAAATCCCAAATCCAAAATTCAAAATTGAGGAGTAATACAATGAAGTCGATATTAATATATACGGACACCCCTTTTATAAACCCCTGGACAAAGACCGGCATGATAGGCAAAGAGCCGGTCAATGTCCCTTATGACAACCTGTGCCGGGCATATTTACGGGATGGCAGTCTTAAGAGATATGTTTTCAAGCGTCAGGCGTCCGCAAAAAATACACAGGGTTCCGGGTTGAAATCCAAAATCCAAAATCTAAAATCTAAAATTAAGGAATAGATTATGCCATTAGCAAAATCATGGAAGGTCGCTGCCGGTTTTGTTCCGGTCGGTGACAAGGTCGTACTGATCGGTCAGATGATAGCAGCGGGCACTGCAACCGCATTGACCCCTGTACAGATATTTGACAAGAACACACCCAAAACATTATTCGGCGCTAATTCCATGGCATACCTGATGTCGCGGGCGTTTATAACGGCAAACGACAAGGCTGAGGTGTGGGTACTTCCTGTTGAAGATTCCGGTACCGGTGTCGCCACTGAAATGACAATTACCATTGAAGTAACTACTGCTCTGGCAGGAACATTGTCCGTGTATCTCGGTAACGAGAAGATCAGTATATTCGTTTCTGCCGATGATGTTGACAGTGCTATAGCAACGGCACTCGCAGCTGCTATCACTGCCAACAAGGAGCAGCCCTTTACCGCATCGGCAGCAGCAGCGGTCGTTACAGTTGCTTGTGCCAGTAAAGGTACAAGCGGCAATTATGTCCGTATCGAAGTAACCGAAGAGCCGGGAGGGGTTACTGCCACGGTTGCGTCATCGGTTGCGGGTGCAAACGATCCTGATATTTCGGAGGCGTCCGGAGTACTGGATACGCTCTTCCCGACAGATTTTACTATCAGTGTATCGCCATATTCCGATGCGACAAGCCTGGGACATTTCAAAACCCATCTTGACGATGTCAGTGACGGTGATGAGATGCGCGGCCAGGGTATGGTGTTCGGGTATACGGACAAGGTCGGTAACCAGGCTGCATTCCAGTCACTCACCAGCACACATAATCACTGGCGCTCTCTCGGTTTTTACTTCCCTGGCATACGCTCTATTTATTACGAAGTCGCGGCGGCATGTGCTGCAACCATGTGTAAACAGCCCAGGCCCGGCGATACAATTGATGACTACCCGGTAACCGGTATTGATATCCCTGAAGTGGCTGACCGTTTGAGTGAGACCCAGAAGAATGCAGTACTGCTCAACGGGGGTTCACCTCTTCATGTTATAGACAACAAGGCTGCTATCGTTATGGCGCGTTCCTGTTATGTCAGCAACGCGGGGGGCGGGTATGTTGACAAGCTGACCGATATGATAACGTACCGTTCGCTGGACTGGCTTCGTATCCAGGTGAACAACATGGAAGCGAACCAATATAAAAACAAAAAGAATTCAGCGCAAACCCGGGAAAATCTTGAGGACAGCATTTTTACTATACTCAAGAAAGCGGAGAGTTCTGAATTCGAAATCACCCAGAATGTGGATGTGAATCGTGACGCAATAGTTGCGATTCCTGACAGTTCGGTAAGCGGCAGGGCAAACGTGACAATGCCCGCAGATATCGTGCCGGGGCTGCATCAGATTGAGAACACGATACGGCTATTATAGACTTTTGGGGAATGAAATTGGAAATTGGGAAAAAATAAAAAATAAAAAAGAGAGTTGGGGGTGTTTCATGAGATGCAGCAATGTCTCATGAAACACCTTCCAACCATGGAGGAGACGAATGGCGCGAGTATCGAGATGTCGCATGTTTATAAACGGATCGGAGATGAGCGATTTCAAAAACTACCGCTCAAATGATCAGGAGATTGCAAAGGTAGTCAAGCTCATGAACGAGGTTGACACGGTTGATGTGGTCCCGGAGAATGTTTTCATGGTCGATTACGTGCCGAAAAAAGGTGTTGCGGAGTATGATTTCAAAGCAGAGCTTGACGGCACAGCAGAGGTCAAGGTTGCGAAGCTGGGCGGCGGATCATACCTGTTCCAGAATTGCAAATGCCTGATCATCGGCGGCGAAGATATGGATGGGGAAAAAGAACTAGTCAAGACAATCACCATTTTTGGGAAATCGAGGAGCGATAACTAATGGATATCACACGTCTGAAACGTGGGGCCGACAACCGGAAAATCACCCCGTGGCCCGGGGACACTGAAAAAGTGTACATCAGGGTATTGTCAGAAGCGGATTATATCGAGGCCGAGGAACACGTTGACAATTCATACGGTAAGGAGCGCGGCGTTAATCTCGGTAATGTTGATGAACGGGCAGCCCTTAAAGACACGTACTGTTTGTATCTGGCTATTGTCGATGAGTTCGGCAAAAGGATTTTCCCGGATTTTTCGGCATTTACGGGGCGTTGCACTCCGGAGGTCAGGGCTATACTCATTGAAAATCAAAATGAGTGGCAGGCTGAATGCGCGCCTGTGCTTGATGAGATGTCGGACGATCAGACCAATGAGCTGCTCAACAGCATAAAAAAAAATATCGAAACGGTGCGGAGTATTACCGATTCGCGCTTGCTGAGAAGGCTCATCACTACTATGGTATCCCGGGAGCAGAGATTACCGACGGCCAGTTGATGCTGTTGATTGCGTTTTCCCAACTGGAAAACCCGAAAGAAGATTCTCAAAGCGACAACGATGTCGAGGTTTACTATATTGACACACCGGACTAGCGTTATGTTGGAGGAGCATGCCACGAACAAATACAGCAGAGCTTATACTCGGAGCGAATGCTTCGCGCCTGAAGTCCGGGCTCCGTAATTCCACCAGGGAAATACACTCCTTTACCACCCGATCAAAGAAGATGCTTTCCGGTATCGGTACCGGGCTGAAGCGAACTCTCGGATCCATTCCCGGGCAACTTGGTCTTATCGGCGGTACCGCAGGAATATTCATGCTGGGAAAAAGCATTGTCTCTTTTGATGATAAGCTTAATAGGCTTGGTATTCAGGGGAACATGACGAAAAAGAAATTGCTCACCCTGCGGGAAGAGATGTTTCACGTTGGTCTCGCATCAGGAAAATCACGAAAAGAGATAGTTGCCGGTCTGGACGCTATAGTTCAGAGAACCGGCAATATTGACTGGGCGGTTGCGTCGTATAAGGACCTGGCAGTAGCTTCACAGGCAACCGGTGCGGCTATGGCCGATCTCGGTGCAATGGGTTCTCAACTCGATGAAAAGTTCAACATAAAGCCGAAGGGCCTTATGGCTGCGCTGGATGTTCTTACAGGCCAGGGCAAGGCGGGATCGTTTACACTTGAAAACATGGCTGCGCAGGGGGAGAGGCTTCTTACGGCAGCAAACCGGCTTGACATGAGCGGCCTCAAGGACCTGACCCGTTTCGGCGCATTCGTACAGATATCACGTTCCGGTACCGGTAGCGCAGAACAGGCAACCACTGCGGTTGAGCGCACCATATCCAATATTATAGCCAAAGAGAAACAGATCAGTAAAATATTCAATATCCGTGATGCCAACAAAAACTTTAAAAGCCTTGATGTGATTCTCAAGGGTATCGTAGCGGCAACAAAAGGGAATGAGGCTGTGCTCGGCAAGCTGTTTGGTGAAGAGGGTGTGCGTGCAGTCTCTCCCCTGGCAAAAGCGTTTCGAGATACCGGGGAATTTGAGCGGTTTGACAAGCTGTTATCCGGCAACTACAGCGGTGTTATTGCGGCAGATATGCAGAAACGAATGGGGTCGCTTACGTTTCAGCTTAACAGGATGGTAGTACTCGGTGAGCGGTTCGGGGATTCACTTATGGGTTCATCGCTTGAATCATTCAACGATAATCTCAAGAAGATTCTTGCGGATCCCCAAAAGTTGGAGCAGCTTAACAGGAATTTCAGGGAGATAGGGAAAACGATTGGTTCGGTTACGAAGGGCCTCGGTTTTCTTCTGAAGAACTGGAAGCTGGTGCTGGGCACAATGGCCGGTATTAAAATAGGAAGCATGGCATTTAATTTTCTTCGCAATAAAAGGGGCGGCCTTGGTGGACTTGCAGGAGCGGCAGGGGCCGCAGGCGGCGGTGGTATTCCTGTTCGTGTCACTAATATGCCGGGTGGTCTGGGTATGATGTCCGGGGCGGCGGCGGGCTCGGCGCCTGCCGGTATTCTTGGGAAGTTTAAATTACCCACAGTTGCAACGATAGCAAGTGTGGCTTTACCGATTGGTATTGCTGCGGCAGGGATAGCTGCCGCAGCATACGGCTTAAGTATATTAAATAAACATGGCGATGAATATGCAAAAAAAACTCACAAAGACACAACCGGAAACCTTTGGGATGTATATAAAAGCGTTGGGGCCTTTGACGATTACAGGCCAAAGTCAAACAAAGAAGATCACATTCTCAACAACCATATCAACCTCTATGTGACAGTTGGCAACGAAGGGAATGTAGAGGATGCAAGTGCTGTCACCCCTCTGAAACCTGGTGTGGAAACGGAAACGTTCCTTAATGATTTACTTGTAGGGAGTGACCGCTAATGCCCGCCTACGAAGCCAAACGACACGTTCCACAACTCGATTGCCGAATACAGCTATCCGTTCCAGGACGGGGCTGCTCTTGATTACATGGGGGAAAATGCCAGGCGTATAACATTTGACTGCTGGTTTTTCAACAGCCGGTATGAAGAGCACCATGATTTCCTGGCACATATCAGGACCGGGGATATCTATGAGCTGACCCATCCCGAATACGGTACTATCAGCGGCAGGATAAAATCGCCCGGTGTCAGGCATGATGACCGTAAAAATCTTGCAGTAATCAGAATAGAGTTCATTGAACAGGTTATCGGCGAAGAGATATCGCGGGACATTAATATTGTAAATGTCGTTGAGACTTCTTTTATACAGGGGCAGCAGGAGAATCAGGATGCGTTTGCTTCTGATTTTACCGATGCGTCAGGTGCTGACAGCAAAGAGGCATTGACTGTTGATCTTGATACCACCAAATCGCTCCTGAGTCAGTTTACAACATTATCATCAAAAACCCGCCAGATGCTGGCTGATATAGACCGGATGAAAGGTGTGCTGGATTACTGGCTGTACCTGGTTACCGTTCCTGTTGACGCGCTGATCAATGTCATTGATTACGGTACGCTGCTGCCGGGTTATGTTATAGGATCGGTTGCCGGGGCTGTGGAAAAAATAGTAACGGCAAAACGAAAAGTGACCACGGCTCCCGGCCGGTTTACAGCATCTTTAAAGACAGGATTAACCGCATTAAAACTGGCTGTAAAGAATGTTTCGGACGACGTTGATGCATATACAATGATAGAGCATACAATTGATATATCGGGGGCGTTGAGCGCAGGCCTGACAGTTGGGACCATGTACAGCAATGATGATGATAACCGTCTTGATTTTGAGAAAAATATAGCCATTGACGCATTTGATTATTCCGGCCGCCTGGTTGCGGATATCGATTCTATTGAAATTTACAACGTTAATGAATTGGAAAACAGCCTGTACCTGGTGAGGGAGATGATTCAGGCCGCATATAATCATGATCGCGAAAACCTGTTGTCTTTGAAGGATACGGCAGAAGAGCTTGCCAGATATGTCAGCCATGTAAAATTGCAGCGCGACAGGATTGTAACGGTTAATACGGGAACTACAATGAGACCATGATGAAATAACCCTTCTGGTGAACGGCACACGGTATAACCGGTTTATAAGCTATGCGATATCCCACAATCTCTATTCCGCAGATTCGAATTTTCAATTCACATCAGGGAGACCGTCAACGAAAATCAATGCCGGTGATGAGTGCCGGTTGTATGTAAATGATGTGTTGGCTATGACCGGCATAGTCGATTCCCCGCAGATATCATACAGCAAAACCGGTATTGTGCATATTGTGACGGGCAGGGACATCATCGGCCTGGTAGTGGATCAGTACGTTACCAAGTGGCAAACATACAAGGGTAAAACCCTGCGTCACCTTGCCGAAACGTTGTTGGCGGATGTCCCGATCGTCTCCAAAAAAGAGATTGT